GCCAAAGAATCTGAGTAACGAAGAATCACAATTCCAGAGCCGCCGTTTCCTCCTGCGCGTACACTACTGGCACCAGACGCGCCACCTCCACCTCCGCCAGTATTAGCAGTTCCAGAAGTTCCTGCCGCTCCAGCACCAGCGCCCGCATCTCCACCTTTGCCTCCGCCGCCAGAACCACCAGCGCCACCAACACCACTTAAATAAACTCCACCACCACCGCCGCCAGCATAAACAACTGATGCGCCAGAAATTGCATTTGTTGTGCCAGCACCGCCAACACCACCAACTCCAGATGCTCCATTCCCGCCAACAGCAGAAGATCCACCACCAGCGCCAGCAGGGCCACCAGTTAATGAGTTACCACCAGCAAATCCTTGACCAGAAGTTCCTAAGCCAGCGGCACCATTTTGAGCCGCACCACCGCCACCAGAACCGCCAGAACTACCATTTGTACCAAATGGGCCTGTGTCATATCCACCACCTCCGCCGCCTAATGCAGTGTAAGAATAAAACACAGAATTACTGCCATTACTACCTTGAGCAGAATTTGGTGCTCCATTACCTCCTGCACCAACAGTAATAGTTAAAGCAACCCCAACAGGAGCGGTTATTGTTGAATACAAGTAGCCACCAGCCCCACCTCCGCCACCGCCATATGAACCGCCACCGTTTCCGGCACCACCGCCACCACCGGCAACAACGAGGTAATCAAGAATTATTGGATAACCGGTTTGCGTTAATTGATTCCATATAGTTCCGCTGTAAACCTCATATTGAGATTCTGTAGTGTTGTACCGAATCATTCCAACTGCAGGCGAACTAGGCCGCTGTGCGCTAGTGCCAACAGCAACCCCAAAAGCACCCGTTACGCTAGGTTGCGTAATACCACTTGTACCATCTAATACGATTGGCATTTATATCTCCTTAAACCACAGTCCAGACGCTTCCGCTGGAAACGGTTACGTTTGCACCACTATTAACAGTGATCGGGCCTGCCGACATTGCGTTATACCCTGATCCGATTGTGTAACTTGTAGCCACGTTTGCCTTATTGACGATCAAACCGTTATCTGCCGCAATGACCTGAGATGTAAGTTGTCCCGTACTTGGCTGGTAAACAATGCTTGCATTGCTGGTAAATACGTTAGAAACCGTGCCTGAGACTACATTGGCAAGCAGCGGGTAGATGTTAGCGGCTGTCGCTGTATCGTTAGATACTGTAATCGAACCACCACCACCGCCACCAGTAGCCCAAGCCAGAGTTCCAGAACCATCGGTAGACAATACCTGCCCGTTGGTTCCATCTGCGGCTGGTAGAGTCCAAGTTACGTTTGCAGGTATCGATGCCGCTGCTTTGAACGCTACATAGTTTGTACCGTTGTCCGTATCCTCGTAGAGTTTAAGATCAGCGCCAGAAGCGGACGTACCGCTAATGTCTACCGAACCTACGAATATTGGCGCGCCAGCGTCACTGAGGGTAGCGTTAGAGTTTTGCAGCAACTTACCAGTGGTCAGATCAAACCTAGCAAAAGCGTTATCTGTAGAACTTGCTGGCCCTACCACGTCACCAGAGCCGCTGCTACCGTTTGATGCCGAAGTTATTCGCCCTTGAGCATCAACAGTAATATTTGTGTTTGTGTAAGAACCGGGACTTACGGCGGTATTTGCTAAATCAATTGTTCCACTAGTGGTAATTGTTCCGCCGTTTAATCCAGTACCAGCGGTAATTGAAGTTACCGTACCGTTACCAGTGCCACCCCCGGCAGACCATGACAGGGTGCCGCTACCGTTTGTGGTTAAAACTTCACCGCTTGCACCGTCCACTGAAGGCAACGTCCAAGTGACGTTGGTTGCAACCGTTGCAGGGCCTTGGAAGGCCACCCAGTTTGATGAGTCTGCATCAGCAAACCGCACATCGCCTTGAGCGTTCAGGGTAATGTCTGACACCGTAATTGTGCCGCCAGTGATCTGAGCGTTAGCAGTCTGTAGGTTTGCTACATTGGCAGTGGTCAGGTTAGCCTGAGTAGCCGTTACATTTGTAAATGTTGCATTGCCACTAGAAATAGTGACAGATGCCATGCTAATGCTGTTGGCTGTACCGCCCGTAGCCTGTAGGCTGGCTGTTTGAACCGTGCCAATGTTGGCTGTTGTCAGATTGGCCTGTGTAGCCGTGACGTTAGTTAGCGATGCGTTACCGCTTGAAATAGTTACGTTTGCAAAAGATACGCCGCTAACAGAACCTCCAGTAATTTGAAGGTTGGCAGTCTGTAATGTTCCTACGTTAGCCGTAGTTAGGTTGGCTTGCGTGGCAGTTACGTTGGTCAGCGTTGCATTGCCAGACGAAATGTTAGCGCCAGCAATGTTGGCTGCTGTAATTCCGGTAAAGGTACCGCTAGTTACTGAAACATTGACCAGCGTTACGTTACTAAGGGTTTCTACGTCCACCGTCACGTTATCAAGGGTGACGTTGGCTATGATTCCGCCAGAAATAGACACGTTATTAGCGTTTTGAGTGGCTATAGTGCCAAGCCCAAGGTTAGTCCTAGCCCCAGAAGCGGTTGATGCGCCCGTACCACCATCGGCAATGGCTAGGTCAATGATGCCAGTAATCGAACCGCCAGTGATTGTGACGTTGGCACTCTGCATATTGGCAACATTTGCCGTTGTGACATTGGCTTGGGTTGCGGTTATGTTGGTTAGGGTAGCGTTTCCGCTAGTAATCGTTGCGTTAGAAATGGTTACGTTGTCAAAAGTCTCGGTTTGAACCGTGACGTTATCTAACGTGACGTTACTAATCGTGCCGCCAGTGATGGTTACATTGCTTGACTTTAGATTTGCCAGTATTTCTGAGCCACTGTTGATGCCGTTAATTGCGTTAGAAAGCGTAGAAAAGTCGCTGTCCAAATACGATAACGGAATCGCTGTAGTAGCGTTGGCAAAGGTGTGTGGTATCGTTACCGGAAGTGCCATTTAGAACCTCGCTCTTAATTCATGCTCTAGTTGGAAGCCGTTCATAGTGAATGGCGCACTAGTACCTGTAAGGGTTAATCCAAGATATTTACCGTACATTTTCGCATCAGAACGGTATAAATAATAGTTACCCGCCCCTAAAACTGTATTAGAAATCCAGCCAATAGCAACCGCTGATCCGCTGCTATTGATCCACGGAATGTTGGTTCCTACGTTGTTAAACCAAGCAATAGAGTTAGTAAACGTGATTGCCGGAGACTGCTGGTTTTCTGAATCAATGAAACAAGAAAATCCAGCGTAGCCAGACGTAAGGGTTGCCTCAACACCCACCTTCAATGCTTGCTTGTCCCTAATTGGATCGCCCATAGGCCACAAGGCTGTAACAACTTCCCAATCTACGCCGCTAATACTATCGTTATAAAACCTGATCAAGTTTTGACCAGTAGTGCCATACATATTGATGTTGCCAGCAGTAACGGCTGAAGCAGTCCTAGTGATAGTGCTGCCTTGGCTAGTAAAGAACCACTTACGGTCAAAAAATATGGCTTGAATCTCTCTTGGCGTAACTACGTTATTTACTGATTCGTTATACGTAAACGTCCAGCAAGCGCACAGGATATTGTTGAGAAGAACCTGACCGCCAGTTATAGGCTCGTTAAAGTCAATGTCTGGAAATATCCCGTCAATGTCATCGCTGATCTTTGACGTTGTAGCGCCGACCAAGGCGTAAATACCATAGCGGTTCATAAACAGCATGGATCGGAAATACGGAAAAATCGCGTATTTGAACCCAGAGCCTATTGAAGCCGATACGTTGGTATTGGTAAAAACAGTCTCTCCAGTGGTGCTGTTGACTCGCACATCGGAAAAGACGTTGATCGAGTCTTCACCGTAAATGTAGAGAAAGTTGTTAGCGGCAATGATTGCCGCAATATCTGTTCTTAGCGTTGAATCGGTAAGCGTAATGAATCCGCTAGATACCGATATAAAGTCATTGTAGGTGTCAGCAGCAGAGTAGTAGACCGTGCGACCATCAGCAATCCAAGTACGACCACTGAAAGTAGCAACACCAGTACCAACTTGATTAAAAATAGTACAGGTGACATTAGCGTTTGCGCCAGTTGGGTCTGAGATCGTGACCGTAGGTGCAGATGTGTACCCTGTGCCTGCTTCTGTGACGATGATTTGAGAAACTGCATTTCCGACTAACACCACCTCTCCGGTAGCCGTTACTCCTCCGGTCTGTCCGGGCGCTCCAAAAGTTACAGTAGGAGCAGAATAATTGCTACCACCGTTATTAACAGTGACAGTGCCAATAGAACCAATGCTAACCAGATTAGTGCCATCCCAAGTTTTGTACCCTTTAACCGGATCAATAATTAGGATTCGGTCATTTTTCCACTGCACAATTTGCACATTGGAGTTGGAAAAGGTGTTTGCTGGCGCTAGGTTCCCTTGTGTATTTGTAACAATATCAACGTATTGAGCGCTTCCGTTTTGCTGGAAGGCAAACATATATTCCGTATTGTTGATATTTGAAGATGCCATATACGTAACCGTATTGGCAAAAGCCACGTTAGCCAGTGTTTCTGGCGCGTTGACAATCCTGATGTTTCCGTAGCCAATTGGCTGTGCGTTTTCAAGCGAGGTAAACTCACCTTCACCGATAGCGGTGCGGTTGTTTTTGACGTTTACACCCTTGAAATCCTTACTTACAAAGTATGATTTTTTTTGTTCTACCGCAGCCATTTAGTACCCCGACTGATAAACAGACGGTAGGCGGCGAGTGAATGTGCTATTTAGCGCACCGAGGATTTGCTTCGTGTATTCTTGCTTGAAGAGTTCCGATTCACCGTAACTTTGCTCTTGGTACTTGGCTTTGCTTGCCGCGTAGTATGCGACTGCTTCGTAGTACGGGCTTGGGATGTCTGTGTCCGATTGCCCACCAGTGACAAGAGGGCTTGGAAGAACGACTGTATCCAATTCAATTTCATATGCTTGATCCGGTTTTGGCCCTATGTAAATAGTTTTAGCGCCATATATCGAGAAGCCAATTGGCCTTCCGTTGTAGTTTTGCCAAAAACGCAATTGGGCATTGAAATCCGTCCAAGCCATGTAGTACATAGGCCAGCGACTATCGCCCCAATAAAGGTTGATATTAAGAATATCAATTGTATTGTTGCCTTGCGTAAGGTCAGCGTAGTCGATAGTTTCATCGCCTACAGTCAACGTGTACGTTTGCAATACCCTACGACACCCGGAGTCTTGTACCGTGTGTCCTCTGGCAT